GCACGGCAGTCCTTGAGCAGGCGCCGCAGCACAGCCAGCTCCGGGATCCGCTGGCGGTGTTCCACGGCTACCTCGGCGAACTGGTTGAGGTTGATGGCGATTTGGCCAGGGGTCTTGCTGTGGTTCACCAGAGGGGCGCCCGGCAGGGACTCCAGGTAGTCGTAGACCTGCCAGAACTCGTTCACCTCTTTCGGGTCGGTGGTGATGGCTGCCTGGCGCTCGCTGGCTGCCTTCTCGACGTACTTGCGGCACGCCTTGACCATGTGTTCCGGGATCTCGATCACCAGCTGCAGGCAGTCCACCAGGGCCAGCATCATGGCGTGGTTCTTGATCACCCGATCCGAGGTCAGCTTGCGGTTGGCCCACAGCTCGGCGCGGTACTTCGGATACAGCTCGGCAAAGCGCTTGAGGATCTTCGGCTCGGCCCGCATGGCCTTGATCATGAAGTGGCTGACGTCCTCGATCTCGGTCTGCACGATCGCGTCAGCGGCGCGGCGGCTCGCATCGGTGATCGTCGGCTTTAGGAAGGGCAGGCGGAAGATCCGGCTGATGATCGCTTCGTGGCCAACGACGATGGCGTTCTGCGCGATTACGATCGAGGCGCGGAACGGTGGCTCGTAGGTGTCGTTGCTGTTGGACTTCACGCCCCGGGTACGCAGGGTGCCGCCGCCATAGAAGTCCTTGAACTGGTCCCACTCGAAGGCTTTGGTGTTGTCTTCGTTAGTGTTCCGGTCGGCCTCGAGCAGCACCAGGGGAAGGTTGGCCACCTGGCCCATGGCCCGGCTCAAGCCAGAGAACGAGCTTTTGGCCGGGTCGAAGCCTTCGTAAAGACGGCCGAACAACTTCCACAGGAACTTGATCAGGGTCGTCTTGCCCGAATCGGGCTCTCCGGACATTTCCAGGAACGGGAAGCTCTCGTGCTCGGCACGGATCTGCTCGGCGAACAGCGAGCCAAACCAGTAGGTCAGGGCCAGGACCCCGTTCTCGCCGAAGCAGGTCCACAGGTGCTGCAGCCAGTCCTCGCGGTAGCCCTTCGCCTCCAGCTTGTTCTTGATCTTCACCGACTTCATCAGGCACTTGACCCGCTGCTTGCCGAACTCGAAGTAGTCCTCGTCGTTGGCCTTGTAGAGCGAGCCGTTGTGAATGGCGATGTCGTTGAAGATGTAGGCCTGGTGGTCGCGGCTGTAGCCCAGGAAGTCGATGGTTTCGACGGTCTTGAGGCCTTCGGTCTGCCGCAGGATGATCTGGTCCAGGTGCTTCTGCGTACCCAACCAGGTAGCGCCTGAGTACATCAGGCGAGTCTTGAACTCGCTGCTCGAGGAGATCTGCTTGGGCGTGAAGGTGTAGTTATCGCCGTTGTCATCGTGCTTGCCGGCTACTTGGAAGTAGAACCAGGCCTCGTTCGTGACATCGCTCACCTGCTTGTACAGTGCCTCGAAACGGCAGTTGGCCAGCAGCTTCAGCGAGCAGACTTTCTTGAGCACATCGCGACGATCGTCTGCGTCGTCCTGATCCTTGCTGCCGGCCAGGTCCTTTTGCTCCTCCTCGAGCTTGGACAGGTCGAACTTGGCCCAGTAGGTCTGGTTGCCGAAGTCGAACGCGAACTCGGTGAAGCCTTCGTCCCACATGTACATCAGCAGGGCCTTCTCCCGGGCGGTCGGGGCCAGCAGCAGATCGCCCTCATGGCGTGCAGCATCCAGATCGCGCTTGCGCTTGTGGGAGCGGGCTTGGCCTTCCTCCTCGAACTGCCAGCGCTGGTGCAGGTCGTTCCAGTCGACCTTTTTGTCACGCTGGGGAATGAGCGCGGCCTTGCACTCGAAGCCCATTTCCGAGGCCTGCTTTGCCCAGCGCTGCAGGTAGCCGCGGGCGCTGGGCTCGTTGTCCAGAGCCCAGACCAAGGTAGGCAGGTTGCCCGGGCGCTTCTCGGCCAGCTGCTTCAGCGCCTCGATCGGGAAGTTTGTGCTCGTCATGGCCGAAACGGCGTCGATGCCGTTCTGCATCAGGGCGATGGCGTCAAAGATGCCCTCAACGATCCACAGCTCCTGGACGGCTTCAAGCTTGAGGCTTGGCGGGCACCACCACTGGCCCTGCGCGCTGTAACCGAACTTGAAGCGGGCCTTCATCTTGCCGAAGCGGGCAGGACGATCGATCAGCCGCTCCCAGTAACCGCCGTTCGGCAGCGGGAACCGGACCGTGGCGCTGGCTTCGCCGCTCTCCTGGTTAACGTAGTTTTCCTGGGTGAACCAGCCAGTCATCTTCCAAGAATCGAGGCCCCGGGAGAATTCCAGATAGGTGCGGGCGGTCAAGTGTGGGTCGCTTGCCGTGGCCGGTGCACGCTTGCTCCAGTCCTCGAACAGATCCTCATAGATGTCTTTGACATGCTCGATGTGGCCGCAGCGCTCCGGGCGCCCGCAGCGGATTTGCCACGGGTTGTCATGGCGGGCATACAGCTCTTTCTTTCCACAGGCCGGGCAAACGCCGCCACGCATGTAGTTAGTGCCGGTGCGCAGCCTCAGGCCGAAATCACTTTCCAGCCGGTGCAGCACTTGTGAGCGGATATCTTCATTCATCATGTCGGTTACTTCGCAGTTTTGAGGCTGTAGGTCAGCGCGCCGATCAGCCGGCGTTGCGCGCCCATGACGGGGTTCTTCAGGACGATTGCGGTGTGGCGGTCTTTCTCCGCCACGTAGCGGTAGGTATCCGTCCACCATTGCTCAGTCAGCGCTTGGCGGTACTCAGACTTGAGCAAAGCCAGCAGAGCGGTGGCCTGCTCCGGGCTCATTTCCGCCTTGATCACCATCTTGTTATCCATCGAAACCTCGACTTCGGACGCAGCTCACCCAAACCCACGGAAAGCGGGGCAGGGCAAAGGGGTTAGTTAGGTGCGCGCTGCGCGGGGGTGCGAGCGGTCAGCTGCGCCAAGGCCAAGGTCGGTCATGGCGAGGTGCACGGCTTTTTCAGCAGTTGGGTCTGAAACGTTGTGATCGGCGACCAAGTGGCCAACAGCACGGGTGAACAAGCGGTCGTCGCCGCTCAGGTGTTCGGCCTGGTGGCGTTGCAGGTAGTGCGTTGCCGAGGATTTCAGTACGTCCTGGTAGTCCGGATGCGTGGTGCTCATGCTGCCACCCCCGCACGGGCCCGGTGCAGCGCGATCGCTGACAGGACCTCAGTATGGCGAGCGGACATGTGGGCTTCGTGGGCACGCATGATCTCCTCCGCTTCGGCACTGGAAATCGAGCCATCAGCCAAGGCCTTGGCAATCTCGAGGTCTACAGCTCCGCGCCTGGCAGAGGTGACCATCGACATGGTGTAGAGCTCGACGTTGTCCAGCACTTCGACGTCAGCGACCTTCACGAAAATTCCGCCGTACAGCGAGGCAATGAACTCCGGCAGGAACGTCGTATGCGCGGTCGTCTCCAGCTGGCAGAGCTGCAGGTCATTGAGCGGGCGGGCGTTGTTGTTTTCGTAAGCGTGGTTGTCGAACTTCTTGAGCTCGAGGCCGAGGTGGGCAGCAGCCTGGGCCCGGCCGCCCGGGTATGCGCGGATGATCGCGCTGACCACGGCTTTCCTTGTCTTGAGAACTGAGCGATTCATGTTCTGGTTCATCCCTAGTGGCCAGTTGCCTTACTCTTCAATCACGCCGTCTTTGATGCCCAACAGGACAGCTGCACGGTGTGCCTCCCCCCGGCGACCTTTGATACGACCGTTGAGAAGGTCGCTGACCAAATTTTTGTTCAGACGATTGATGCGGCTGAACTCCGCAATGCTCATTCCGCGTCGATCCAACTCCGCTCTCGCCTGCTCAGGCGTTGCCAGCACAGCTGGCTGCTGCGCTTGCTCCGGTATTACTAGGACGGGCATAGTGTTCACCTCTGTTTGTCTCTGTTTGTATGTGGTGATTCTTGGTCAAATATTTGGCCCCGTCAAGAGGGTTGGTGGACATTTAAATGTTAATTGCGGAAGGGGTGAGCGAGCGGCTCCGGGAAGAGCGTGACCGTAAGGGCCTCACTCAGCTTGAATTTGCGACTCTGGTCGGGGTCAGCCGCGGTACTCAAAAGAACTACGAACTTGGCGCAGCTGTAGGTGCGATGGACCTCAAGTATTTGGCTGCGCTGGAGGCTAACGGCATCGACGCAACCTATGTCTTGACCGGGCAGAGAACGATTGCAGCTGGCCTAACCGAAGAAGAATTCACCGTCCTGGAGCAGTACCGCGCCATCGTGGCTGAGGATCAGCGATCTATCCGGCGGTTCTTGAAAGCGATGATTGCTGATGCTGGCCAGTAAACGGGGATCCACTCGTCGCGCTCCCGTGTAAGCATTCTTTCTGCCCGGTTAACTGCAAATTCACATTGCATATCAAGGAGTTAGCAAATGTTGAATTTGGCAGTAGCTGAGCAGGATTGCGCTGAACTGGTGGACTTCGATTGGTCCTGTTTGAGCGAAAACGAACGGCGGTTGATTCGCCTATTTCGCCAGATGGCCGAGCTGGAACAACGTCAGATCAGGCGCTTGATTGACCAGTTGGCCAATGACCCGGACGACACGGAATCCTGAGTCATCCAAACAAAACCGCCGACCAATCGGTCGGCGGTTCTTATCAGGCCGCGGGCCTGCTCATGTGCTCGAACAGTTCCCTCTGTTGCTCTGCCGGAAGGCTCCTGAAGCGATCCAGGATCAAAGTATCCAGCTGCTGAGCTGATGGGCGCAGCGTGTGTGAGAACGTCAGCTCAGATACCCATGTATGGCCGCACTTGGCATCCAGGCACTGGCAGTACAGCTTGGCGTAGGCGCGGGTTACCTCTTCCCGCGAACTGATCCGGCCTTTGTGGCCACAAGTCGTGCAGTTGACTCGCATGGTGTCCCTCCCCAGGGTTCAGATGCGCCATCATTATGCCGTCATTTTCCAGTTACATCACCTGCTAAACGTTACCGGATGTAGTTGTTTCGTCGGTGTTTTCCGGTTCTTTCCAGCTAATTCGCCTGTCTTCGCGTAGCGTGTCGTTCACCTGGTTGAACATCTGGCAGATGGGTCGGATCTCGTTGTTGGTGTAGACCCGGTCGATCTTCTCGATGTCACCAAAACCGCCACTGTTCTCCGGGATGATGCCGGCCAACGCGGGGTTCATGCGCCTGTCTC